CAGAACAAAGCAAAGAATGATTTTTTATCTTTTGTAAAATGTATGTGGCCAGATTTTGTAGAGGGGTCCCACCACAGACACATCGCAGATAAGTTTAATAAATTGGCTACGGGTGAAATAAAACGCTTGATAGTGAATATGCCACCAAGGCATACAAAGTCTGAGTTTGCATCTTATCTTTTGCCGTCTTGGATGGTGGGCCGTGAGCCGAAGCTCAAGATCATACAAACCACACACAACGCAGAACTAGCCGTGCGCTTTGGACGAAAAGCCAAGAACTTAATCGACTCTGACGATTATCAAAAAATTTTTAAAACAACATTACAAGAAGATTCAAAAGCTGCAGGACGTTGGGAAACTTCTCAAGGCGGCGAATACTTTGCTGCTGGTGTAGGTGGTGCTATTACAGGACGGGGCGCGGATCTATTGATCATTGACGATCCACATTCTGAACAAGACGCATTATCTCCAACGGCACTAGACTCAGCGTACGAGTGGTATACATCAGGACCACGTCAACGTTTGCAACCAGGAGGCAAGATCGTTCTTGTCATGACACGATGGTCAACAAAGGATTTAACAGCAAAGCTAGTAGCAAACCAGAAAGAACCAAAGTCTGATCAGTGGCACGTGGTTGAATTTCCAGCGCTCATGGACCACGGACCAGTGTGGCCAGAATATTGGAACCTGGAGGAACTTGAGAAAGTAAAAGCATCACTACCCGTTGGTAAATGGAACGCACAGTGGATGCAGTCGCCAACATCAGAGGAAGGAGCGATCTTGAAACGTGAGTGGTGGATGAAGTATCCTCACGAAGAGATACCGTCACTACAACACGTCATACAATCTTACGATACAGCTTTTTTAAAAAAACAAACGGCAGACTATTCAGCAATCACCACATGGGGTATATTTTATCCATCAGAGGATAGTCCAGCTAACTTAATATTATTAGATGCTATCAAAGGTAGATACGAGTTTCCTGAACTTAGACGTTTGGCTCTACAACAATATAAATATTGGCAGCCTGAAACTGTTATCATAGAAGCCAAAGCATCTGGACTACCGTTGATGTACGAACTAAGGCAAATGGATATACCTGTTATCAGCTTTACACCAAGCAAAGGAAATGATAAACATTCTAGAGTAAACGCCGTAGCGCCTCTTTTTGAGTCTGGAATGATATGGGCGCCAGAACAGAAATTTGCAGAGGAGGTGATCGAGGAGTGTGCAGCATTCCCTAACGGTGATCACGACGATCTTGTGGACTCTACAACACAAGCTATCATGCGCTTCAGGCAGGGCGGATTGATTCAGCACCCTGAAGATTATATCGACGAAAAAAAAGATCCCAAACCTAGGACGTATTATTAATGGCTCGAAAAGTTATAGATATCATTTACAATCTTGTTCGTAAGAGACTAACTCTTAAAGGAGATGGAACAGGCATTACATCTCTACCTAGATCAGACCAAGTCGAAAGAGGTATGAAAAATGTTTTTAAAAGACTTAAAGAGGGAGGATATAATGTTGTGTCTGCAGAAAAATTTATTAAAAGTGAAGATGATCTAGCTAGAGTTTTAGAGGAGATTAATCAAAAACAAATAGCAGAAGCTGCAGCTAAACAAAAAGCATCAGAGGGATTAGAGAGAATATTAGATAAAATGGATCGGGGTATACCACTAAACCCAAGTGATCAAATATCTCTTGAGGGTTCTGGATTTAAAACAACGTTAGATGCTTTTAAAGGTTTTGAACCTAAAGTTATTGAAGGGGGTAAAGCAAAAATTGAAAAAAGTTTACAAAAATTAAAAGACTCTAGAAAACCACAAAAAACTTTAAAAGATCTTTTAGATGAATATGATGGTGATCCAGATGCAATGGCAGGTGGTGGTCTTGCAGGTGTAGTTAAAAAATTACAAAAGAAATTTGGTAAAGACATTATTCAAAAAGGCAAAGCACCAAAGAAAAGCAGGAAAAAAGAATTACAAGATTTGTTTAGAGAGTTTAACAGAAAAAATAAAGCGGGTGGTGGTGTGGCCCATATGCTAGGCGAGCCAAGAGAAGAGATGGCAGCTGGTGGTATGGCACTTAGAAGATTGTTACAGTTTTTAAATAAGCAATCAGGTAAAACAGGATCACAAGCATTAAAAGAAATGAAACTTCCTGATCAAGTTAAATTTTTTGCAGAGAAGCAAGGATTTAATCCTGACCAAGCTAGAATAGAATATTTAGAACAGGTTTTAGACTCATTGAAAGCAGATAGAAAATTAGTAAAAAGTTTAGAGCCAAGTTCTAGTAAGGATGCTATGGAAGAAGTTGCAGACTCACTTTTTAAAACAGAATTTGTTGATAAAACTCAAAGCGGTAGATTTAGAGGTTTAAGTTCCGAGGCTATTGACTCAAGCATCATGGAGCTAGAAACGATTCTTAAAAATTTAAAAACAAAAGGACAAGGTAGAAAATTAAACGCGGACGGTGGCAGAATAGGTTTTGCTGATGGCGGTATGTCTAGAAGAACATTCTTAAAAATTATGGCAGCACTAGCTGCGTTCCCTGTTGTAGGTAAACTTGCAAAAACTACAAAGGTAGCGAAAGGTGTAAAACCAATCGTAACACCAACAGCAGAAATGCCAGCGCACTTTCCTAAACTTGTAGAAAAAATTTTAAGAGAAGGACAAGTAGTTAAAAAAGATTTTGTTAAAAAAACTGGTGATGTAACAACATACAAACATCCAGATAGACCTGACATAGAACTAACGATTGAAGGAGATGGTAAAAGAATACAATTAGATTTTGATACTGACCAAGGTATGAAAGGTGGATATGAATTTAAACAAGGCGATATCATTGATGAGCCTACAAGTAAGATGAGAGGTAAAAGAGGACCTGATGAATTTGTTGAAGGTGAAGTAAAATACAGAGGAGATACAGAAGGTAATTATTATAAAGATTTTGAAGAGGGTATAGATACAGGCACAGAAAATCTTGATGCGTTCGCGGGTATAGGAAAACAAAAAACTAGTAAGTCTAAAGTTATTTTAAACGATGAAGGTGAAGCTGTTGTTCGTATAGACGAGGATTTAGCAGAGGGCGGACTGGCAGGTTTATTAGGAGAATAATGAAAGTAAAACATTACAACGAGATGATGGCATATTTAACTCGTCCAGGATTTAACAGTGGCGGTTCTGTAAATTTTAATGGCGGTGGTTCGGTAAAAAAGAAACCTGTCCTACCTAAAAGAAAACCACCAGAAGAAGTTAAGAAACGACAAAAGATAAACTACGAAAAAATAAAACAGTATCTGGGTAAAGAATCACAAGAGCTTATTGAGAAGGAATTAGGTTTTGCAATCGGTGGATCCGTGGAAACACCAAAGCGTGGCTTGGTTGATGAATCAGGAAGTTATGGTGGAGTGGAGCTTGATGAAGAAGGAAAAGCAAAAAGAAGAAAACTATTTTTTGATAAGCTTCCCGCCTTTAAAAAAAGAAATCAAAAAAAATGGGAAAAAGCAAATCCAAAATTAAATTTTGATGATTTAGATGATGCTAATAAAAGTAGAATTAGAAACACAGGTCGTACAGATCTAGGGACTTATAATCCAGGTAGACAAGGTGGTGAGTCAACAGCTATAAAAGCTTTACAAGAAAGAGCAGAGATTGATGGTTGGACTAAAACTTGGTTTGGTAATAATTTTCAAAATTATGGTGTAAGAGAGGAAGCTAAATATTTAAAAGATTTAAAAAGAGATTGGAAAAAAGCTACAAAAACAACTTTAAAAAATAATAGACTTGCACAATCAGGTGAATTACCTGGTGTTACGGCAAGAATAATTAGTGCTGGAAGACTAAACGAAAAACCTTTTTTATTGTTTAACGAAGTTTTAGGTAACTATGATTTAGATTCAAGAAGGCAGTTTTTTGAAAAAGCGTTTTATGCTGGACAAATAGATACTAATCCTAAATTACGAAAAGACATGGATAACTATTTTAAAATAGTCACAACTAATAAATCAAAACAAGCTGGATACTCAATGGATCAAATAAAAAATTTTTACAGAACTATGACGTCTAACCCAGATGTTCCTTTTCTTTTACAAGAGGGAAGTGGTATCAAAGCACAATACAAATTTGGTTTGCTTGATAAAAGATTTAAAAGTTACGCTCCTTATCAAGCAAAGGTTTTAGAGCAGGGACAAAAATATGGTCAAAATATTAGAGCCTTAGAAAAAATTACAGGAAGACCTATTAGAAAAGAAATAGCTGCTGAACATAGAGCTTTGAAAAAAATACTAGATGTTTCAGAACTTCCGGATGAATTAAAATATAGTATAGATCATTTATATGGTGTGTCAGAAGCGGTAAGAAGACCAAAAGATAAAGCGTTTGCAATGCAAGTCGTAGATAATTTAATTGGAGGAACATCTCTTCAAAACACTAATGCAGGACTTGGTGGCTATTCTGTTAGAAGAAAATCTTTAATTAATAACATTAGCCAAGGTAAAAATGTTACAAAAAGTTTAGCTAGACTAAATGAATTAACAACTGAGTTTTATCCTCAGTTTAAAAATTTAAAACAACCTTACAAAATTGTTGATGGACAATTAACTTTTGCAAAAGGTTTTAGAGGAGAGACTCAAGCGGAAAGATTTAAATCTTATTTTCAACAAATAAATAAAACACCTCAAGGTAGAAAATTAATACAGGATCAAGTTGGTGGAATTAGAAACCTTATCAAGACTGTAGACCAATTACCTTCAGGTGCTCAAGGAAAAATATGTAACGCTCTTAAAGCAGGCGGTCTATCACAAAAATGTGCAGAGGCCATATCACAAGATCCAATTAAAACAGCATCAATAGTAGAGCAGGAAACTACAAAACTTCCAACTAATGTTGGAGGCAAAGCTTTGCAAGCAGCTAGGTTTGTTAAGAATGTTGCAGGACCAGCAGCCATAGCTGGTGAAGTAGCTTTTGCTGTACCGTTTGCATTGTATGATTATGCAACGGGGGCTGATAGAGATGAAATAATTAGTAATCTTACATTTGGTCTTGGCGGTAAAAGTCAAGAAGAGCAACTTACAGAATTGTATGGTGAAAATTTTGGTCTTGCACAAAAAGCTATAGAAACAGGTGAAAGATTAGATTCTTTAGAAAAATTACAACAAGGAACGAGAGGACAAAGAATTAGGTCAAAGGGTAAATTTGATATTGCTGCAACTAAATTTGAAGAACAAATATCTCCTTTTATAAAAAATGGTCAATTTGATGAAGCGGCTTTTCAAGAAAATAGAAGATTAGAACAAGAGGGAAGAGCTAAATTTTTAGAACAAAAGAGTCAACGGGCTAAACAAAGAAAAGATACTTTAACAGGATTAGAGTTCGATCTAGGATTTGCAGGCGGGGGTATAGCTAAAGAAGGTGGTGTGGACTCAGGAGTAGCGCCAGAATCAGGACCAACGCCAGATGGTCCTTCAGAGGGCTTGGCTTCTCTGTTAAAAAATGATATGAAAATAAAGGAGTAATAAATGGCAGAAATAGAAAAAGGACTCCCGGGCGAAACTCGTACGCAGGCTAAAATACCTGGACCCGAGGATATCGAAATTAAAGAGGAAGTCCAACAAGATAAACCACCAGTAGAAGTTATACCTAACGAAGATGGTAGTGCGACTATCGACTTCGA